TCGAATGTGAATTTGAATGCGCAACCGTGGTTAAGAAAATCGGACGGGGCGTTATACCAACGACCGGGGGCGATTACAACAAAGACTTTAATAATGATTTCAATAACAATGATGTTAGTTAATATTTGAAACAATGGGAAATTACGAAGAATTGAAAGCCGCCGTTGCGTCCGTTATTAAGACGAATGGCAACCAAGAGATTACGGGTCAAGTGCTGCAAAACACGTTGACAACGTTAATTAGTCAAGTTGGGGCAAATGCGACGTTTGCCGGGATTGCCACGCCGGACACCGCACCGGGAACACCCGACCAAAACGTTTTTTACATTGCCGGACAAAGTGGAGTTTACGCCAATTTTGGCGGGTATGAAGTAACCAAAAACGCCGTTGCGTTTAATAACGTTGGCGGCAATTGGGTTGCAACCGAGTTAAATTTATTAAGTAGTGATTTTGGGGATAGTGCGGTTTACGATATGGCATATTCCGGTTATTTGCCCGTTGATTTAGGGCATTTGTACAACCATTCCGGCGGTACAGGTCGTTATGTTGCGTCGTCCGCATGGGATGCCGTAACGTTGAGAATTTATAACCCAACGGGAAAATTGGAAGTTACGGGCGCAAACGTGGCTTTATTTGTGTTCTTTGATGAACCCCGAATTAAAGATACATATTTACAAAGCAATTCAACCGGAATTATTCCGGCGGGTGCAAAACTTTGTGTAATGGATATGCGCAAGGCTGACAACCCGGACGGGTACGCAAATTTGAGGGTTCGCCAATATGCAAGCGGAGCCGACCGCAACGAGGTATCAGTATTGAACCAAAGCGCATTAGAAGTATTTAGCGATACTTATAATATGGCGGTAAAGTTCGACGACCAAGATATTACACCGGAACCAATAATCGGGCAATGGTTTAATTCCAATATTCCGGCTATGGTAGTAAACGAAAACTATAAATGTTACAAATTGGACGTTTCCGGCTATGTGGGTAAGGTATTGCACGGATATACATACACGTCCGGGACGATGTGGAGTTGTGCAATGACGGACGAAAATAACGTTGTTTTGGCAAAGTTTAATTATCGCACCACGGGCGACAGACAAACGGCAATAGTTGACCGAATGTTTTATATTGGTAGCGGCGTAAAGTATCTGTATATTAATTGTTCGGTTGCTTATATGGGGGCTTTCATAAAAACGACGAAACGGGAATTGAATACGAATAAAGTAGATATTTCCCCCGTTAATATGAAGATGCGGGACGTTGCGACCTATATAGGCGAACCGTTTGTTATACCGAACCATTACGGCGAATTGTCCGGCGGTGCATCCGATAACGGAAACATTAAACCGTCGAATAATTTCGATTTGGTTGTTATCAAATTGTTATCCGACAAACCAATTATCGTGGAGGGTGCAACGTGTAAGTTTTATTTGTTCTATAATTCCGGCGACCTCAAAAACGAAACGTATTTAGGGTATAATACGACCGGAAATTATATTGCAGGCGCACAATATGCGGCATTGTTGTTTGAAAAATCGACGGGTTCCAAAGGCTTAAATTACAATCAAATCCGTATCGTACAAGATGGAACGATTATAAAGATTGACGACGTTGTTAGAAAGACAGGATTAGAACCAATTGCGCAAACGAGCGATACACCGGGATATTTCATTTACCCGGACGGAACGCCACGGGAAAACGCAAGTTTTCATTATACCCGATTTGACATTGCAGATACAAACCGTATATATTTGGTATCGTCCGGCATTGGCGGAAATACTAATATATCATACGTGTATTACTACAATTCGGCGGGCGTAATGTTGGGTTCCCAATTCCCAATAATAACGCCGTCCGGCGGTTCGGATAATTTGGTTGACGGTCAATTACAAATACCCGCCGGAACCGCTTATATTTTGGTAAATGCGAATACCGCAAATACCCCGGTTTTGAAATGGAAATACAAGGGCGATTATTACGACTTTGAAGAAATGGAAACGGATATTGAAAATATCAAAGGCGGTAAAAAGTTAATCAAATTGCACGTTTACGACACGGAACCCGGAAGAAATGAAAATGCGTTCTATGTACGTACGAAATACAACGATACAAAGGACATATTGTTGTTGTATTACATTAACCTCAATACTTTATTGTCGCCTAAAACGGCATATATTGGGGCAAATACTTTGAGTGATGCGGATTTGATGGCGTCGGCAAACATTGTTTCTAATCATTCAGACAGTACCGCCCCGTTGTTCCAAAGTTCATTATATTGGCATTTGTACGCCCAACATGGGTACGTTATCCCGGTTATTCCAAATACCGTGGGATTGACAACCGCCGATATTGGGGCGTTGTGGAAAGACCAATTAGACCGTCAATATAATATCGGCAACGTTGTTGGTTCCTCAATCTATTTGTTGCCCGTTATCACACGGGGAACCGAGGGCAACGATACAAGGGGATGGAAAACGCCAAATAACCCGGTTATTACTGCATTAACGCACGTAAGCGGGGGAACGGTTACGACCCCAATAACCGTGGCGTCCCAATCGACGACGCAATTACGCCCAATTATGAAGCATGAGAACCGCAAATTTTATATTGACGGGCGGGAATTGACCGAACCGGGCGATTATGAGGGTAACGATTTTACGGTATCAGAAAGCCAAACGGGTTACGACCCCGCAAGTATTCAAACGTGGTTCCCGACGCCGGGGGTTATCGGTACGCCCGATTTAACCGGAGCCGTCGAAATGGCACGGTTTACATGGTCGTATAATTTCCGGGGTGCGCAATGTTGCGTTAATACGACGATTGACATACGCCGCAAAGTTGAGTGTCAAAGTTACGGGGCAACCCAACAACAAACGTTCGTCGATACGGGTAATTATAAGGCTATGTTTATGATACCAAAAGCCGCAAACGCAAGCAACGGCACGGTATTAGAAAAGCCGTTTAATTCGCCGTCGTTAGGTTCAACGGGTTATTCGTTCTTTAGGAATGCCACATACTTAAAAGACGTTGACAAACCGATTGACCGTTTGATTGCCATGTTGCACAATCCGAACGATAACACGTATTTGGTTGGTATGGCGGCGGGCTTATCGCTTGTAAGCGGGGAAACAATTCCGGCAAAGCGTAACGCCAATATACCAATTGCGACGTCAACGGACGGACACCAACGTTTAGGAAGTTTTAGCCCGTCAAACAACAATAAGTTCTATATTGCGGCAATCAATACCGCCCCGTTTGCGGACGACGGTTATAATTTGCCGAATACTTATTTCAAGGAAATAAACTATTATATTTCTTATTTTGACCCGGCGGCAAATCCGGGGCAATTGTATTGGTATAAGGACGGCAATAGTTATATTATCTATTCGCATTGCCAAAGTGTACAAAGTCGGGTTCCGTTGACGTTACCCGATTTCATGGAGGGTTTGAACGTGGAAATTGTAGAGCAAACAGACAACGCCGTATTGTTGACCGATACCGTGCAAAACGGAAAGTTGTTTGTAAGTTACAACACGGACGACGCCAATTATTTAGTATTACGAACGAAGTAATAACCGAGCCGGGGAGCAATCCCCGGCATAACAATTTTATGATATGGATAAAATTTTTACATGGGAACAATGGCGTATGATATTCGCCACGTCGTTAAGCCCGGTTTTAGCCTATTTAACCCCAACGGCGGGTTTTATGTACGCATTGATTATAATGTTTGCTTTCAATATTTGGGCGGGTATGCGGGCGGATGGGGTAAGCGTAAGGCATTGCAAAAACTTTCGTTTCAGTAAGTTTAAGAATGCGTTGGCGGAATTGCTTTTATACGTGGGTATCATACACGTAATTTATTCCGTTATGCTGCAATGTGGCGATAATGAAGCCGCCAAAGTAGTAATTAAATCGCTTACTTATGTTTTTATGTATGTGTATTTGCAAAACGCATTCCGCAACCTTATTAAAGCATATCCCACAAAGGTTGCGTTGCGTATTATTTACCACATTATCCGGTTGGAATTTACACGGGTATTGCCGGGATATTGGCAACCGATAATTGAGAGATACCAACGGGAACACGATAGCGATATTATTAACGATAAAGAAAAGGAGGTAAGAAAATGAAACCTATTGTTATTTTAGACAACGGACACGGCGAAGAAACCGCCGGGAAACGTTCCCCGGTTTGGGGCGACGGTTCCCAATTGTTTGAATGGGAGTTTAACCGTGACATTGTACGCCGTATTGCGGCGATGTTAAAAGCCGATGGCGTAAAGTTTGAAATTTTGGTACCGGAGGAAACCGACGTATCATTACCGGAGCGTTGCCGCCGTGCAAACGTTATCCATGCGGATTGCGGCAACAACGCCGTTTTGTTTAGCGTTCACGGGAACGCCGGAGGCGGCACCGGGTGGGAATGTTATACCAGCGTAGGACAAACGAAAGCGGATGCAATCGCAACCGTACTTTGTAATGAGGCGGAAAAAGAGTTTGCCCCGGATGGTTGGAAAATGCGCTTTGACCATACCGACGGCGACCCGGACAAAGAAAACCAATTTTACATTCTGAAACATACGGTTTGCCCGGCGGTATTATCTGAAAACTTTTTCATGGATACCGAAAAAGATTGCCGTTTTATGTTGTCAGACGCCGGGCGTGAACGTATTGCAAAAATTCATTATGAAGCGATAAAACGTATCTTATGAAAAAATATTTAATAATAGCGGCAATTGCTTTGGCGGTTTCCGCCGTTGTCACTATATGGGTGCAACGTTCCCGGATTAATACGTTGACCGGGGAAAGGGACAAATACAGAACCAACACGGAAACGTTATTGCAGGAAGTTTCCCGGTACCAAACGAAAGATAGTTTGAACGCCGCCAAAGTTGGGGTTTTGGAACTGAAATTGTCAGAGTTTGAAAAATACCGGGCGAGCGATGCGGAGTTGATAAAGACGTTGCAGACAAAGAACCGGGAGTTGGAACGGGTTACAACAACCCAAATGGAAACAATCAACGAATTGCGGGCAACCGTCCGGGATAGTGTTGTATATTTGCCCGGCGACACGGTTACGACAGTTTTACATTGTATTGAGTATTCCGACAAATGGGTTGATTTTGACGGTTGTATTATAAATAATACGTTTTCGGGCAAAATTATAACACGGGATAGCCTTTTAATAACGGAAAGTGTACAATATAAACGTTTTCTTAATTTCCTATGGAAAACAAAACGGATAAAAAACCGTGAATTTGATATTGTTTCAAAAAATCCACATACAAAAATTACCGGGTTTGAGGTTATAACAATAGAAAAATAACTATATTTGCGGCAAACGGGGATAGTTCGGAGTAGCTACCGGATGAAAAAAGATGCAACCACTTTTCCCCGTTTCCCTTTTTTGGTTGCTTACTTAAATGGTTGTATAATGGAAATTTGGAAAGATGTACCCGGATATATAGGGTTGTATAAAGTGAGTAATTACGGGCATGTAAAATCTATTAAGAAACAATTGGTTTTGAAAATATGCGGTTCCGGGAATAGATATAAAACCGTTGCTTTATGTAATGGGATGCGCAAAACGTTTCGATTACATAGATTAGTTGCGGCGGCTTTCATTCCGAACCCGGAAAACAAACCATGTGTTGACCATATCGACGGCGACCGAGCCAATAACCATGCAGATAATTTGCGTTGGGTTACATATTTGGAAAATAATAATAATCCTATTACGAAAAAGCGATTGAGCGAAAATAACGCAAAAAATATGCAAGGTAAAGAGGGCGTATTGCATCCAAATTCAAAACCCGTTAAGATGATGAAAAACGGAATTTGCTTCAAAACATATCAATCTATCCATTTAGCCAAAAAAGATGGGTTTAACGATACATTGATAATTCGATGTTGTAAAGGGCATATGAAAAAACATAAGGGTTATAATTGGGAATATATATAATAGACATAACAAAGGGGTTGTAACAAGGCGTTGCAACCCCTTTTTCTATTGAGCCATTTTTAGCCCGTTTCCGGGCATTTTATTTCAAAGTGGATAATTTACCCGTCCCGCTTGCAAAAGTCGCTTAAATAGAAAATTCCAAGAAAATAACTCTTTTGGAACTAAAAACAAAACTTTTTGCAGTTTAAGCCAAAAATAAAAGATAAAACCTTTGGTAATTAAAATAAAGGTTGTATGTTTGCATCATCAAACAAGAACGACCGGGCATTTTCCCGGAAAATAGAGAGCGAAACAATGAATACTCAAAGCATTTATAACGGATTAGATTACACAACAAAAGAGATTAACCGCAATTTCAAAATTAAGGTAAACGGAATTGTAAACGGCAAAAAGGTTAATGTATTGGTTGGCGTGTCCGGTTTAATAAAGATTGTCGGCGATATTAAGTTAGTCAATCGCTTATTAAAACGTGCTTTCAATTGTTACGGCGACAAAGAGGTTTGCAAATTGCGCCGAGGCGTTAAAATCACTTTCTATTATCATTAAACAACGACGGGGCGTTTTCCCCAGAACAATATAAATTTTCAATCATGGCAAAGTACATTTTAGTTAAGAAAGTAAAGGGAAAGAAATACGAGTACCAAGTTATTGACGCCGATAGTAAGGCGATTGTATCAAAAAGAACGTCCGCCCGTGAATATGTGGCGTGTACCGCCGACGGGTCGTTTTATTTCGGTCGTTTGGATTTAATCGGCAAAGGCGACCACGGCAAATGGTTGAGCCATGCGACGGAAATATTGGCAAACCCGGAAAAGGCATACAAAAAAATAGTTGCTTATTTCACGCCGGATTATCGTAAACAATGGATTGCCGAGAACCCCGCCGAACAATGGATTGCCCGCAACGTTGAGAGCGCAACAAAGGAAAAGGAAAGATTAAACGCAATTGCGTATTTGCAGTAATAACAAGCCGGGGGCGCAATCCCCCGGCATAATCATTTAGAGCGATGAATAAAACGAAACGTTACCGATTAAGTTAAGAAATATATAAGATAATCCAAAATGCAAACGGCGGGTTATTTTTGCTTTATACCCGGCACAACCCCGGCGATATGTTAAACCTATTATTGGACGGCAACGATATTGGGTTGCTTTGTCAAGTTGAGAGCCGACACGACCAATATTATAAGTTTTGCAAAGTGATTAAGGAGGGCAAAAATGATATTAACAGAGGAACAACGGGAAATATTGAAAGGTAAGATTTGCCCGTATTGTCATATTCCAACCGAGTACAAAAATAGTATTGAGGTTTACGGCATTGATTACGGAATGATTTACTATTGCCCTAAATGCCGGGCGTATGTTGGCGTTCATGCAGGAACCGACCGAGCAAAGGGGCGTTTAGCAAACGCCGAGTTACGCCGATGTAAGATTGAGGCGCACCGATATTTTGACGAAATATATAAGCGTAAATTAATGAAGCGTTCCGAGGCGTACAAATGGTTATCCGAGCAATTAGGATTACCAACGGAATACACGCATATAGGAATGTTTAACCCGGAAACGTGCGCAAAGGTCGTGGACGTTTCAAAAAAATATTTGGAAACCATGCGATTTGCATTAAGAAAACAAGATAAGATAAAAGCGCATTATGAGCCGCACGGCGACGAAATGTTGAACCGAATAAAAGAGAGTTTAACCCGGTATTTTTCCGCCGACCGTTCGGATTTCCCGGAGGGATTGCGGGACATTGAAAGCGATTATAATCAATTGCCGGGGGAACCATACCCAACCATTGCGATAAACGACGCCGGGAACCCGGAACGTATGATTGAGTTTTATGTTACCGGGAAACAATACGACGTTTACCATGTGGCATTTAAGGGATTTACAAAGGGTTAACATATGGCAATGATAAAAAGAAATTGCGATAATTGCGGCAAAGAATATAACGCCGATACCCGGAATTTACGCCGGGGTTGGGGACGTTGTTGTTGTAAGAGTTGCGCCGCCCAATTGAGAGAAAAGAATAAACCCGGATATAACCCGGAACGGGTCGCCCTAAACAATGCACGCCGGGAATGTTGGACGGATTGCCCGGAACCGGAACGTTACCCGTTAAGTTATGACGGGGCGGATTTCGACCAATGGGGGGATTGTGAATTTGGAATACATGATTAAAAGAGAAACCCCCGACGCAATGAAGTAACGCCGGGGGTTGGTACGCAGTAACTGAGAGCGATGTTGTAAGGTTATGCGGTGCAACAAAATTAGTGCTTTTTTATCTGTATTACAAGCATCCAACATTGAATAAATAAAATATTAAAAGGTTTTATTTTTGGTAATATAGATTTTATTTGTACTTTTGCAGAAACAAAAACCCACCGGGGGATTACCCGGCAAAGATATGAGAATAAAAGAGAGCGATTTATTAAAACAATTGGCGACCGATAGCGGGAAAACAGCCAAACAAGTTTCCGAAATTGTCGTTTCGGAATTACTCAAAAACAAAGTTATTGAGGACGACCCGGACAATTGGGGCGTTTCCGTTTTCGATGCAATAAACGAGGACGTAACCGAGGAACAAACCGCCAATTGTTATGCGGCGATTTCCGAGGCGTTGGGCGTGTATCTGAAACGGATATATTTCATTGTCCCGGATTTGGATTTAATGGGTAATGAAGATTGCCCGGAGTGCGGCGGCGAAATGGAAGTTACCGACGGGGAATATAAACAGACCGGAGGCGACGGATATTTGACCCCGCCGGAATATACCGCAATTTGGGAGGAAAAAACGTGTACGCATTGCGGACACAAAGAGAGTAACGAACCGAGTTATTAACAATAAAAGACTAAAGAAATGGCAGAAATGACGAAATTAAGAGTAAACGAGGCAATCGCACGGGCGCAAACCGCCGGGATTAAGGTTTATAAAAAAGAGGTTGCCGCCCGTTTATGGGAGGGACGCACCGAAAGCGCACAACAAGTTAATATGACTAACTTATGTAACGGTACGACCAAACAGATACGCCCGGAATGGGTTGTTATCATTTGCGAAATGTGTAATTGCACCCCTAATTATTTGTTTGGATATGAAGAATAACGGGTTACAATGGTTTGAACGTATGGCGGACGTTATGTTTTCCGATAGGTTCCAAGCGAAAGCGATTATTTCGACGTTTGGAACGTTGGGCGTTGTTTGTCTGATTGGCGCATTGTGGAACCCGTGGCAATTGATGTTTGCGGGTATGTGTGCCGTAATGGTATTATGTGGATTTTCAGAATTAAAAAAGAGTAGAAAATGAGAGCGAACAAAAAGAAACCGGAAAACCCGGTACAAAAGACGGTCGAAAATTTGGGAGCCGTTCCCGCCGACCAATTCCCGGAAATTACCGAGGAACAACAACAAATAATCCCCCCGTTTGAAGCGGTCGAGGTTGAGCAACCAACCGGAATATTTGAGATATTGCCGGGCATGACGGTTGAGGAAATGACGGCAATGTTTTTTGATGAAAAAACGTTGATTGAACCCCCGTACAAGGTTTGGCAATTGAATAGTAAGGGACACCGCTACTATTACCGATACGACGAGAACGGGAACCCGGAGTTTTTCCCGTCGGTTACAACGATATTATCCCAAACGTTGCCAAAAGCCCCGCATTTGATACAATGGATTGCAAGCAAAGGAATTGAGGAAGCGGAACGATACAAAGGCGAACGGGCGGCGTATGGTACATTCATGCACGCCGCATTTGAGGAATTATTAATTAACCGGGCTTATGATTTGGACGGGCTGAAAGGCAAACTAAAAGAATATATTGAGGTTTACCGATTGCCGGACGACTTTATTTATTACGCCGACGATTTGAAAAAGGACGTATTGGCGTTTGCTCAATTCGTATTGGATTATGATGTACGCCCGTTGGCGGTTGAAATTGCGTTGGTGCATCCATATTACAAGTATGCCGGAATGATTGATTGCCCGTGTACCATGTTGGCAAAGATTGGCGGGGACGAACGTATTAACGCAATCGTCGATTTTAAGAGCGGACGCAAAGGGTTTTACGAGGAAAGCGAAATACAATTAGGAATGTATCGGGATATGTGGAACGTCAATTTTGAACAATTCCCCGTAACCCGTATTTTCAATTTCAGCCCGAAAGATTGGCGCAAACGTCCGTCGTATAATTTGAAAGAACAAACGGATAGCCCCAATATACGGAAAATCCCGTATCTGTTAGAGATTGCAGCGATTGAGGACGAAAAGAAAGACAATACGTTTACGTCGGTTAATGGTATGGTATTGTTGGATAATGCCCCGGATTTGACGCAAAACGTAATATCGTTATCGTTGGCGGAATTGATTAAAACGAAAGCCCCAAAGGAGGCGACCCCGGACGAAAGTACGGACGCCGCCGAGAAAGTCAAGGCGGATGCACCGGAACCGGAAAAGGAGCCAAAGAAAACAACCATTGTTAAACGTGCGCCCAAAAAGGCAAAGGAGCCAGAAAAGAAAGCCGCCACGGGCAAAACGACCGCAAAGCGGGGTAATACCACGGAAAAGAAAGTAAAGCCCGCAAATGAGCCTAAAAAGCCCAAAAACGAGAGTAGGAAAAAGATGTTGAACGACGACCCCGAAATTTGATTGTTATGAATATAGTATATTATGCAGTTGATAAGGACGGACGGGCAATTATACATACGGAAAAACCCGAAAGATGTACACGGAATTTTGATAGCCCCGTTTGGATTGATGCGGTTGAGTTATTGGGAGAAATACCCCCGGAATTATCGCATATAAATTGGGAAAATTCGCCCGTTAAATTAGAGTTAAATATAAAAGTTGTTGAATGATGAAAGGAAGAATAAAACGACCGGAGGCGCAACAATCCCGTTTGATTTTGCCCCGTGTCGGTCAAATAAAAATCGGTATGAAAAACGCAAACGGTTATCCGCAAAGCGTTGATTACTTCATACCAACGGGAAAGTATGCCGGATTATTTACGCAAGCATACGGCGAAAAGCCGCAAACAATACAAATTGTTTTCCCGGACGACGACCCGGCAAAAGTATGTAACGAGCGTTACGAATACCGGGACGACGACGGGCGATTGATTGCGGCGGGCGATGGCGATACGTTCCAAGTATGGGACGGAAAGAAATACGAAACGTTGACAACCGAGAAATACCCAAACTTAATGCAGTCAATAACGAAGCGTTACCCGAATAAAAAGAGCCGCCAACCGGATTGCGACGGTTGGGAGGTTACATTAACGCTAAACTTTATTGTTCCTTTGGTTCGTGGGGTTGCCGGGGTTTGGCAATTCGCAACAAAGGGTACGGCGTCCACAATCCCGCAAATTCGGGAAACGTTCGACGGTATGTTGTTTGAACGGGGCTTTTGCAAAGGCATTATCTTTGATTTGAATGTACAATTTGCCACGACGCAAAAACCGGGCGACCGTTCCCGTTTCCCCGTTGTGTCGTTGGTTCCCAATGAGAGTGCCGACAATGTTTTGAAAGTACGTAAAGCATGGGAACCCGTTAAAGAATTGGAGGGCGGGAAAAATGATTAAACCTAAATTTACGCCGGAAATAGGCGAAACAATTAATATCAATCGTCGCAATCATTTTAATATTACGGCAATATGTGTTGAAGATACCGAAAGGGATTGTAATGTATGTGTTTTGGATAGTTTCCCGGATATATGCAAGCGTTGTAATTGTGGGGTTGATGTAAGAACGGACGGAAAAAGTATAATATTTAAAGAGATTGATAATGACAATAAGGGATAGCAATTTTATAACCATATTAGCCCCAATGATTACGAAACTTAAATTGAAAGGTAACGAATTGTTGGTTTTCGCTTTGATACATGGTTTTAGTCAAGACGGCGAAAGTCGTTTTAAGGGTTCATTGCGGTATCTTATCGAATGGACGGGATTAGATAAAAGCACGATTATTAAGTTGCTCAAACAATTAGTTGATAAGCAATATATTAATAAATTTGAGTACGAAAAAAATAAGGTGCGTTATTGTGAATATACGTCTAATTATTGGGTTGCTTTGGAGCGGTTGGAAAATCCAACCACCCCCCGGTTGGAAAATCCAACCACCCCCCGGTTGGAAAATCCAACCACGGTGGTTGGAAAATCCGACACAATAAAGATAGATGATATTAATAACTCTTTTGATAATGATAATACCGGGGTAAAGAACCCCGGATTGTTCCCGGATGAAGAAACAAAGATTGAGGAACCAAAAGAGAAAAAAACATTGTTCCGCAATTCCGATGTTTACAAAATGGTTAAATTTGAAAACGGCGTCGGTGTGGATTATTCCGAGTTTGAAAGTAAGTTTGCGACCCCAGAATTTGAAAAGGTCGATTTGGTTTATTACTTTCACACGGTTAGCGATTGGAGCGACCAAAAGAATATGAAGCGAACTAAAAACGGTTGGTTGGCGACCGTCCGCAATTTCATACGGGGGGACGTCGAAAAGAAAAAGTTGCATTTGAAACCCGAATACAAAGCCCCAACGCAAAGATTGAACGTTGCCGGGGCTATTGAGTATTTGAAAGATGATTATTAACATGGAAGCATTACCCGAAAAGACAAACAGATTGCCACAAACGTTGCCCGAAAAACGACAATCCGCCGCCGTTTTGCTTTATAGCGGAACGGCAAAAGCAATTGACGTTCGCCGGGCGATGGTTGAGTTACCGGAGGTTGCCAAAGCATTAACCCCGGTTGAAAAGTATATTTTCGTGGCGTCCACAAAAAAACAGATTGCCGAGATTGACGACGAAACGTTGATTGCCAAAACCGGGCAAATGTTCCGGTTTATCGCAATGGACGTGGGGTTTATCATTCCCACGGAAAACCGGGACGATTGGACGTATATTTGTACCCGGTTGTTGGATTTGCTTAAACGCTATTATTCGCAATTAACGTTGTCGGAGGTTAAATTAGCGTTTGAATTGCTGATTACGGGGGAATTGGACGACTATTTGCCAAAGGATAGGGACGGGAACGCAGAACGGAAACATTACCAACAATTCAACGCCGATTATTTCGCAAAGGTATTGAACGCATATTGCCGGAAACAAAACCAAGTTATCGGCAAAGCATATACAGCGTTACCGGAACCGAAAAAGGAGTTAAGCCCGGAGCAAATCCGGTATTATCGCAATCAATCGGTTATGACTTGTTTAATGTGTTTTTTGCGCTATAAATATACCGGGCGTTTAGTGTTTGGATTAACCGACGAAATGTTTGTTTATAATTGGTTGTTGGGCGTTCGGTTAGCGGATGAAGTGAAAGAAACCGAGGACGACCGGAAAGAAGCATATAACCGATTTTTGGCACGTGCCGCCCGTGGGTTCGTTAATGAATTTACGGTTTACCACGTTCGTAAACAAGGAACCCAAAGCCCGGAAATTGATTATACAGCCTTTGAGGTTGCCCGGCGTAAAGAAATTAAACGGACTTTCGACCGAATGATTAAGGACGAAATTTATATTTACCATTATTTGAAATTTGAAAAATGAAAATAGATTGCATTATTGGAATTGACCCCGGAGCCGCCGGGGGTATCGTGGTTTGGCGACCCAACCATAACGCAACGGCAATAAAGATGCCTAAAGACATTAACGAGATACGGGATTTTCTCAATTACTACAAAGAGATTTGCACGCCGATTGTCTTTTTGGAAAAATTGAGCGTTCGCCCGGACGACGTAACGGTTGGCGATACCGGGGCAAACATGGGTAAATTGTACCGCATACAAAAGATGTTGCAAAACTTTGAGCATTTGAAAGCCATTATAACCGTCGCCGAAATACCGTTTGTTTTGGTTAATGCGATGAAGTGGCAAAACGACCTTAAATTGCGTATTAAGGTAAAAGGGAAAAAGGAGGAAAAGGCAGACCGCAAACGACGGTTCCGGGATATTGCCGGGAAATTGTACCCGGAGATTACCCCGGCGTTGTGGAATGCGGACGCAACGTTAATAATGCACTTTGGACGGTTCATTTTGCAGAATAACCCCCGTTGGGTTTTGGAAAATTTGCCCCAACAAATGCACAACCGTTTATTTTAAGCCCGTAGGGGCGTTTAATTATTCAAATGGTTACTTATATGGCAGACGAAACAAAAGCCCCGCAAATCGAAAATCCCGAAAAAATAACGGCAAAAGATTTGGCGGAAATGGTAAAACAGATGCGGCACAACCAACGGCGTTGCCAACGGAACCCAACCCCGGAGAAATTGGCAACGTTGGAAAGTTGGGAACGCAAAGTTGATGCGGTCGTTGCTATATTGACCGATACACAAATGAAATTGTTTTGATATGGACGAAATGGATTATATCTATTTAGGCGACCGATTGACCCGCCCGGAATTGCGACGTATGCCGTGCCGGGCGGTTCGTCGTTCTGATGGTAAATGTATAAGAGGGCGCAACGGTAATATGTTAGTTGAGTTTGGCGACGTGGGTAAATGCGTTGTTTTGGGGCGATTATTGCGGAAAATAAAAAAATAGCCGAAAATAAAAAATAAAAGTTTTGGTATATCCATTATTTTACATATATTTGCGGCATGAAAAAAGGTAAATACTTAATAGAATATGATTGTTACGTTGCTGAAAATGGCAATATAACGCAAAATGATAAGGAAATAAAGCCTTATTTGAACGGTGGCTATATGACTGTAAAATTAAAAATCAATGGTTTAAAAGTTATGCGGGTTCATAGATTGGTTGCTTTGGCGTTCATTCCCAACCCGGACAATAAACCATGTGTTGACCATATCGACGGGAATAAATTAAATAATCATGTTAATAATTTACGTTGGTGTACTATTGGCGAGAACCTAAAATTTGAGAACGTTAAACGTGTATCAAAATTATATCCCGTTAAACGTATTGATAAATTAGGTAATATTGTATGTTTTGATAATATTTTAGATGCGTGTGTTTTTCCTTGGCAAAAGTATGTAATATTACAGGTATGTAACGGGAAAAGAAAAACATACAACGGTTATAAATGGGAACATAACGACCCGGCGATTTCCGGGAAATAAATAAATTTAAAGAGCGATGTATATTAAGAAATTAGAATTGTTGAATTTTCAAGTAATAAAGGAGTTCAACGCAGATTTTGAGGGTAATGTATATTTCATTACCGGGGACAATGAGTTAGGCAAATCAACCCTTTTAAAAGCAATTGGCGCAATGTTGACCGGGAACCGGGACGCCGTATTGAAAAATGGAGAGGACAAAGGGTTTGCAAAAATGGTTGTAGGTAACGACGGCGAAAATTACGAGGTCGAATTAAAGTTTACCAAAGCCAACCCCCGTGGGACGTTATCCATTAAATCCCAAACAACCGGGATGCGTTCGGATAACGTTTCTATGTTGCAAAAGATTTTCGGCTACCAAGACTTTGACGCCGTGGAGTTTTCCCGTTGGAGCGAAACCGCCGAGGGACGCCGCAAACAAATTGAGGTTGTAAAGGCTTTATTGCCGGAAAAAGTGCGCACCCGGATTGCAGAAATTGACGCCGAGGTTATGACCGTTAAGGACAAACGAAAAGACGCCAACGCCGAGGTTAAGACGTACACAACTATTTGCGCCAACGCCGAAAAGCAATTGAAGCCCGGCGACGTCAAAACGTATGCCGAGAAAAAGGATATTACGGCGTTGATGGAAGAGCAAAACGAAAATGCCCGGTTGATTGAGAAAGCGAAAACGGTACGCCAAGCCCGGCAACAAAGGATTGAACAATTGGAGGCAATCCCCGGACGAATTAAAGAGGCGGAAGAAACCCGAAAAAGTAATATTAAGGCAATCGACGACAAATTAGCCGCCGAGGAAAAAGAAGTTGCCCGGATAATTGCCGAGGCAAACGCCCGGTTGGAAAAAGCCAAAGAAGATGCGAAAGCCAACAAAAAAGCCATTGAAAACGATTATAAGGAAACGTTGCAAGTTATTGTAAACGACAAATCCGAGTTTGTGAAACGCAAAGCGAATGCCGACAAATGGTTAGAGGAATACGAAGCCAACAACCCGGAACAATTAGACACGGCGGAACAACTGAAAAAAGCCGAGGAACACAACCGTATCAATGCGTTGGTTGTGGATTACATGGCAAAGAAGAAACAAAAGGAAGCCGCCGAGAAAACCGCCCGCACGTTTGAGGACAAATTAGGCGCATTGGCAAAGGAACGGGAAACGCTTATTGCGACGTCCGAATTACCTATTGCCGGGCTTTCATTTACGGACGACGGGTTAGAATTAAACGGCGTGCCATTCGTAGCCGGGAAAGTTTCAGATAGTCAAATTATGGAGGTTGCCGCCAAACTGATTATTGCAAGCAATCCGACGGTTAAAGTATTCCGCATTGCGAGGGGCGAAAGTTTAGGCGAAAAGCGTTTGCAAGCGATTATAGACATTGCAAAGGCAAACGGTTTTCAAGGCTTCATAGAGGAAGTAAAACGGGGACAAACCGATTTAGTAGTTGAGGAATACACGGAAAACGAATAATAACCGGGGGCGGGCTTTCCGTCCCCTTAAAATCTAAAACAATGGCATATACATTGAACGATAATTTGAAACGTTGGGCGGAACAATACGAAACCGCCGAGTTTATCCAATCCGACCCGGTGCAAATCCCGCACCGTTACGATAGCCGGGTAAATATTGAGATTAGCGCATTTGTTACGGCGTGGATTGCGTGGGGTTCCCGCAAACAGATAATCCAAAAGGCGGATTTTATCGACCGGGAAATTTTCAAGGGTGCGCCGTATCATTACATTGTTGGAACCGATACGCAGGGAGCCGCCCCGGAATGGAAGCAATACAAAGGCAGTAAAGAGAATTTTTATAGAACGTTTACATACGCCGATTTTCACGACCTTTGCGCCCGCTTATTTGACGTATATAGTAAGTTTGAGAACATGGAAAAGGCATTGCAAGCGCAACCGGGCGGGCGTCCATTGGAGCAATTACAACGTCTTTTCGGCGATGTTAAGGGCGTGCCGGATATGGAAACGAAAAGCGGTTGCAAACGCTTATGTATGTTTTTGCGTTGGATGTGTCGCCACGGTTCCCCGGTTGACTTTGGATTGTGGACGATTTGCGACCCCCGTAATTTGATTATTCCATTAGATACCCACGTACATAAACAGGCATTGCGGTTGGGGCTTGTAAAACGCCGGACGCCGGATTTGCAAACAGCCATTGAGATAACCGACCGTTTCGCCGAGATATTCCCGGACGACCCGACAAAGGGCGATTTTGCGTTATTTGGTTATGGAGTGAACAACGGTAAGGTTGCACCCGTTACGGCGGAACCGGAGCCGGAAAAAGAGCAACCAACCGCCGTGGCTGATTTGTCTATTGCGGACGTTTTGAAAATGCAATTGTTTTACGACAATGCCGCCGCCGAGGTTCGGGAAATATGGGAAAGCCGGGAAAAAGCCCGCAAAGAATTGAAAGCGACCGAGCGTTTGAAAGCGCACCCAATCGACGGGTTACACAATGCCGGATTGTTGGAGCCGGGCGAATTTGTTGTTACATTCGCAAAGGTATTGGATAAACGGGAAACGAAGTTATCACGGGCGGAACGGGACGTTATCCATATAATCGGAATGACAGCGTTTAATAAGACAATGCAAAAATTAATAGCCGATGAAAAAGCGAGAAATAACAGCGACGGGAACAATAAACAATAACGGCGGGTTGGCAATGTATATGGGGGAATTAAACGAGTTTTTCAAGAGTTGGAAAGGTTCCCGCATTATTGCCCGGTTTATTGTTGCGTCCCCCGGTTCGTCCGAGGCTTTGAAAGGGTATTATTTCAACTATGTTGTACCGACGTTTAAGCACGCAATTTGGGAGGCGGGCGAACGTCTTACAGAGGAACAAACCGAACGACGTTTGCGGGAATTTTCCCCGATTATGTACGTTGAACGGGTCAACGAGGAAACGGGGGTATATTCCCACGATTTGCGCACCGTGGCGGATTTGTCGAACGCCGAGTTAATCGAACATATCGAAACGCTCAAACAGATTGCCGCCGAGGAATACAATACATTTATTGACGACCCCCGAACGTTGTAGGTATGTTTTGCAAGTGTAACGGAAAACGGAAAAATTACCCGTTGGCGGGTTGGCGGATTATCCGCCACGAATACACGCCAAAGCATTACAGCCGGATAAAGTGTTTGCGGTGCGGGTGCGTTTGGATTACACGGGCAAAATATGTTGAACAAACCCCCAACGAGGACGGGCAAAAAAGACTTTTTTAGTATGGAATTAAACGACAAATCCCCGATGCCGCAAGGTAAATTCAAGGGGCAACCGATGGAAAACGTACCGTATTGGCATTTGCTTTGGTTGGACGGAAAACCGTTTTGTAACCGGGACGTCCAAAAGTATATAGACGAAAACCGGGACGTTTTGGAATTGGAAAAAAAGCGGGATAAATACCGCAATGAGAGCGAAAACAGTAATTAACGATTTAATATTTAAGGTTATGCAAAAATTTGATTTGAAAGATGTTTGTTTCTTTGATTGTGAAACAACCGGGGTTCCGGCAAAGGGTTTGAAATGGGATGCGGATTTTGAGCAATTCCCGCACGTCGTCCAATTGGCGTGGTCGTTGGGCGATAAGGAAAAAAGTTATATTATCAAACCCGATAATTACGAGATACCCCCGGAAACAACCGCAATTCATGGTATAACAACCGAACGGGCAATTGCCGAGGGCGTGCCGTTTGCCGAGGTTGTGGACGAATTTTTAGCGGATGCCAACGCCCCCCCCCTTGTATGTGCGCACAACATTTACTTTGATAGTTCAATGTTAAAAGCAAACGTTTTGCGCTATTGTGGACGGGAATATTACGACGCACATGTTGAGGACGCATTACATAAGGGTAAACGCATTGATACAATGATGAAAACAATTAAGTTTGTCGGCGCATTGTATTCAAACGGGCGACCGGGAAAATATCCCAAATTAGAGGAATTATATAGTAAGTTATTCCCCGGCGAAACATTCCCGGCGCATGACGCATTAGAGGACATAAGGGCGTTGCGCCGTTGCGTCCCGGAATTGGTTAATTTGGGGATTATTGAGTTAGCGCAAAAGGAATACCCGGCGGAACAACTCAAAGCCCAATTTGAGCCGGAAAAGCCCAAAGGCGGGCGCAATATTGAGTTCCACGACCCCAACCCGGTAACGGAACCAATCGGAACCGGGGAACCCGTCCCGGAACCAACCCCGGAACCGGAACGCCCGGCGGTTCCGTCGAATAGTAAGACACGGGAATTATTGGACGAAACAGAATTTTAAGTTATAAAACCGTTCCGGGCGTATTCCCGGTAACAATCAAATAATTAAAAAATGAGCGAAGAAAAAAAAGCCGCAAACGTTATGTTGATACCAAGCGAAAAGGCGTTTGCATTGTCGAAAGTCAAGACATTAAAGGACGGCGGGTTAGACGTACATTATGAAGTTACCGAAACAATCGGTAATGAGAGTTACACGAACAAATACCACGTCGAAAGTGCAAAGGACATACACCCGGATTTGCGGGATTGTTTCGACCGTTTGCGCCCAATCATGGGACGGATTTTTAATATTACGTCCTTTCTTTCAATGGTTGAAACGTCCGATTTTAAGGCGACTAAAAAGCAAAGCGAGTTATCACGGGATTTTGCCGACGAAATGTTGAAAAACATAGAGGTTCGGGGCGTGTCCTTTTCCGGTCAAGACGATAACGTAGGGGTTGTTTTAACCGGATTGTTTACCGTGTCGAACAATCAAAAAACCGCAATCAATTCGCCCCGCCTTAAATTCAATACTGAAACGTTCGGGTTTGAGGAAGAATTAGAAGAAATTGCCGCCGACATTGAAACCGAGGTTTACGCCTTTCTTTTCAAGGGTAAAAAGGCGCAATTGGAGTTGTTCGGGGCTGATGGCGAACCCGCACCCGGATTGAATGCCGAAAAAATAGAGGACAACGGATTGTTCCCGGATATTAACGACCCGGCGGACGACCCAGAACCGAACGACGAAACGGCGGAAATGTAAGAGTATGGAACCGTATTTGTTGACAGACCGGGACGAATACCAATATTGTATCAATCGGGGGTATAATCCCCTGATTGATATAAAGCATTTTACAATGGATATTCGTTTGAGGGTTGAGATACAACGGGAATTGTTCGGGCATTGTATTACGGGACGGGGCGCAAATATCATGGCGGCAAATGAACGCTTTTTCCGTTGGGTTTGGGAGCATAAGCCGCACCGATGTGAGGAATGTTTAAAGCCGTTACGGAATTATTCCGCCGTTTATTGTTCGCATATATTGACCCGTGGCGCATTCCCGGAGGCGGCGCATGATGCAAGGAATATAAATATACTTTGCTTTGAACACCATAGCGAATGGGAAAACGGTAATAAAACCAAAATGCGTATTTATCCCGGAAATGTGAAAATAATAGAGTTAATTAAAAATGAGTATGGAAGTTTGGAAAGAGATAGACGATTATAACCAACGTTACGAGGTTAGCAATTACGGGCGGGTTCGTTCTAAAGATATGGTTGTAAATGGACGGTTACAGAATTGCCACAAAATAAAAGGGCGAATATTGAAACCGCATACGGATAAAGAGGGATATAAGGGCGTTGTACTCTGTATTAATCAAAAACGCAAAACGTTTCGATTACATAGATTAGTTGCGGCGGCTTTCATTCCTAACCCGGACAATTTGCCGGAAATAGACCATATCGACGGGAACCGAGCCAATAACCATGCGACTAATTTACGTTGGAGTACCCGTAAACAAAATTCCAATAATCCAATAACTCGAAAACGGGTTGCATTGTCTAAAACGGGACAACTAAACCCAAATTACAAAGAAGTATGAGAACCAAAAAGAGGCAACCCGATTACGGGGCAATTTCCCGGTCGTCAATCAAAAAAGACTTTCAGAGGGTACAAAGATACCCCGCTGAGGAAAAACGCCCGCAAATCGAAGAATTGCCAAAAATAAACGCCGAACGTCGTATTATCCATATATCCGAGGTTAGCGGGTACGCCAAGTTTGCCCGGTACATTGTCGGTAAATTGGTACGACTAAAAGAAAAAGCGAACATTGGCGGCAATTCGTGGTATTGCGAGTTTGTGCATGACGACGACCGTAAAGCCTTAAACATGGCGGCGGGTTGGTCTGATAATAAGAAATTGTATTTGTTGGATGGTGTTAAATTCAAAACATGAAAAAGAGTTGTAACAATTGCATCCGTTGAGGGACAATGGATTGTCCGAATAGTTTTTATTGTTATTCCACGGAAAACAAACCATATTTTCTACCTAAAACAAAACGTTGTAAATTTAGGGCGTTAATCAGTTCAATAAAAAATAAATTACGATTATGAGTGTAAACAAAGTCACTTTATTAGGACATACCGGGAAAGCCCCGGATTTTAAGGAGTTCGACAACGGCGGTTGTGTTGCGACCTTTTCGTTGGCAACCACGAAACGAGGTTATGTTACAAAGGACGGGCGGCAAATCCCGGAGCGTACCGAGTGGCACAACATTGTATTGCAAAATGGGTTAGCAAAGGTTGCTAATCAGTACGTCAAAAAGGGCGATAAACTTTATATTGAGGGGGAATTAAGAACCCGGAGTTATGACGATGCGCAAGGCGTGAAACGATACATTACCGAGATTGTCGCAACCGATATGGAAATGTTGACCCCGAAAACAACCGGAGCCGGAACGCAAGCCCCGCCAACCGCACCGCCCGCACCCGCCCCGGAACCGTCGGACGATTTACCGTTTTAATCTGTTTGAGTTATGGGAGCGATAAACGGACGGGTTATTTACAGCCCAAAAGGAAAAGCCGGGGAATATGCCGAGAACGCCGCCAATTTTTACGTTGGTTGTTCCAACGGATGCACGTATTGTTATTTGCGCAAAGGGCGGGGCGCAAAAGTGTTGGGCGGCAATACCCCGGAATTGAAAAAGACATTACGGGAATATCCATACGCATTGGATATATTTACGAATGAGTTGTTGAAGCATAAGGACGAATTGCAAAAAACGGGGTTATTCTTTTCGTTTACAACCGACCCGTTATTGCCGGAAACGCAAAGGTTGACCCGCCAAGCAATCGGCGTTTGTCAACGCCACGGCGTCCCGGTTAAGGTATTGAGTAAATGCGCCGAGGGTATCAATATTTTAATCGACTTTGCCGAGGCGTCCGAGGGTTGGGATAAATCCCGCATTGCCATTGGTTCCACGTTGACCGGGTGCGACGAATTGGAACCAAAAGCAAGCCCAAACCGGATGCGTATAAACGCATTGGCACGGGCGAAACGCCACGGGTTCCGTACCTTTGCAAGCGTTGAACCAATCCCCGTGGGAATGTTTGACCGGGCGTTTTCTGTAATTGCTTTGTCGTACCCGTTTGTTGACTTGTTTAAGATAGGATTGCAAAGCGGTTGCAGATATACCAAGCGGGAAACATTGATGTTTTACAATGATGTTTTCGGTTATTGGGAGGCGCACCCGGACAAAACGCCCCGGATATATTGGAAAGATAGTTTTATAAGAGCGTCCGGGATTGAGCGGGAAACATTGCCCGGTTATTGTGTCCCGGCAAATTGGGATTTATTCAATGAAAAGAAGTGAAATAAGGGTTGAAGTTCCCGCCGATTGTCGATTAGTTGGCATAAGGACGGACGGCGATGTTGCCGTTATCATTTACGAGCCAATCCAAAGCGTCCGGCAAATTGGATTTATCAATTACCCAGAACCGAACGACGAAAGCGAAAACGAACCCGATAATAACAAATGATTATGCAGTATAATAACAAAGATTATAAACCGAAATTGCACGACCGTTGGCGTGCATTAACCGTTAAAAACCCGTATGCAACGCAGTTGGTAACGGCGGCGTATGAGGACAACGGGATTGTTTACGGCGAAAAGTGTATTGAGGTACGCAGTAAAAACACGCCGTACCGGGGCGATTTAATGGTTTGTTCGTCCGCTAATCCCGTAATTCCGGGATATGAAAACGGGGTAACGTTGGGATTGGTTGAGTTGTACGACGTTAAGCCCGTCGCCGATTTCACCCCCGAAGATTGGGAAAATACCCGCATACCGCCCGAAAAACGTAAGTCAATAACAAAGGGGTTCGGTTGGATGATGCGGAACCCCCGCCGGGTTGTTGAGTTTCCAATTAAGGGGCAATTGGGTATTTACAATTTAGTGTACACAAAGGGAGTAATAACCGAATACCCACGGGCGTTGGTAGTTGACAAAGAGAGTTACGAATTATTAAACAGAAAAGACAATGAGTAAAAAGCAAATCGGAATTATCCCGAACAATGGCGACGTTCATACGGCGCAAATTGGGGTTCATATCGGACGGGTTGGCGTTTGCGTGTACGTCCGGGAATATTGGAAATATAAGAGTTGGTTTGTTGTTCCCGGCGTGTCCGTGGATGTGGTCAACGGTTACGACCGTTACGTTGACATTGAGGCGAAAATATTGTTTGTCGGCATTGGCATACGGTTTATATGGATTAAAAGAAAGGTAAAACGATGAAAGCAAAGATTTTATTGTTATCTTTGGCAACGCTTTTGTTGGGGGCGTGTCAAAGCGAGAACGAACCAACGGAAACATTTTATTTACTACAAAAATCCGAGAGCATGGAAGAAAGAAACGAGTTTGTAACGAATACCACGGCGGCAATGATACAGATAAACGCCCCCCGGTATAATTGTGAGATTGTCGAAACCGCATTAGCGGGCGGCGATAGGGTACGAATTTGCATAAAAGGCGCAAAGGAAGATTTGGACGCATTGTTTGACTATGTAAACGAAGCGGGCAAAGAATGAGAGTAAAGCAACCCGAACCGTTCGACCCAAATAGAGAATACAGCCCCGGCGAACGTTGCGTTTACCGGGGTATGGTATTGATTGCCGAGATATGGACGGCGGCGGATGCACGATTAGCCAACAACAACCCCGCAATATTTACGCAACGTTGCGTTCGCTGCAAAATCAAAAGGGAAGATTGCCCCGGAATAGGTAGGCAATGCGATAAATTCCATAGGAGCGACCGGAAAACAATTTATTGGCGGTTGTTACGAATTGCCGGGGGATTTAAAGGGGTTGAAACATTAGAATTTAATTATAACGGAACAATTGCCGGGGTTAAGATTGAAGCCGCCCCGGATAGTAATAACAAATAATTTTTAGAGCGATGAAAGAAAGTAAATTAAGCCCCTTTGATGGGGATTTGTTGGCAATGATTGCCGACATTACAAAAGTCGAACCAAAGGTTACAGAAAACGACAATAAATTTATCGTTGATGTACAACCGGAATTAACCATACCGGGGGAAACAATGGAAGCATTGGGAAAAGCGGTTGCCGGACGATTGGGCGACCGATTGTTAGGAACGTCCGAAAATCACGGCGTTTATTCTTTTCATATTTCATACGACCCGGAGGAATACCCGGAGGAAATGCGCACCCGTTTAGTTGACCCGGACGCCACGGCGGGAACCCGGTATTGTCGCACCTTGTTAGAGGTTGACGCAATCCAATTTAGACGGGACAACGTGGACGACGTGTTAAGGTTTACCGGAGGGGGAACCGTTGTAACGCCCCGAACCCCCGACGGCAAAGCAATGTTTTCTTTTTCCGATGGCAACGGCATATTCGTTGACGTGCCGGAAAGTTGGTACATTATCCGGGAATTGAACGGACGATTTACCGCACGCCCGGAAAAGGATTTTAAACGAGAATTTGAACCCAAAGGAACCCCCGCCGAGAATTACACGGAGCAACCCGCCCGTCCGGTTGTTGCTCAAATTGCTAATCTGTTTAATGAGTTGTTCGGAACAAACATTGCGTCCCGTTGCCGGAAAATGGAGGAAGAATTTAACGAGTACAAAGCGGCGGTTAAACACGCATTGCCCGAATTTGACGACCCCGGACGAATGAACGCCGTAATTGATGAATTGGCAGACCTTAACGCCGTCGTATTTCATTCCGCCGTAATATTAGGCATATCGCAACGGGATTTATTGGAAATGGCATACGACAAAGTAAAGGGACGCCAAACCGACCCGAATTATAAGCGGACGCACCCGCACGAATGTTGCGGCAATTGCGACAGCATTACAAGCGAGGACGCCAACGGGAACGGTTATTGTTATACGACCGAAAGCCCGGTTAATTGCGAGAACCCCGGTTGCGAGCAATGGCAAAAAAGACATTCCCAATTTATGAACGATAAAAAATAATAGAGCGATGAAAGAAAAAAGTTTTGCGCAAGAATTGGCGGAATTGATTAACCGCCACGGTATTGACGCCAAAATGAATACAAACGATTGGATTTTAGCAGACGTTGCCGTTGATGCGTTAAACGCATACGGAAAAGCCAACCAATTACGGGAAAAAATGGCAAACGCCCCGGAACCGGGAAAAGACGATTGCGATTGCCCGGCGTGTACATTGCGCCGAGCCTTACAAGGGAAAGCCCAACCCGGCGGGAAAGAATACAGAAAACCGGAGGCGTTCGACGTACCAAAAGAAGTGGAAGCAATGGCGGCGTTCTTTGCTGATATGTTCCCCGGTTCCGAAATACAAATCCAACGGGTCGATTTGAAAAAGAACCCCCGGAACAAATGCCGGGCAAAGAATAAACGGAAAGGAGGGCGACGCAATGAAAAATAAATGTTCGTCGGAAATTCCCAATATGCCGACCGGATGCGCCCCGGATAATCGACGCCCCGAAAAGATATGCGGAACGTGTCGATATTTCAACCCGGAATTTCCGGTAAATGGAAAGCCCGCCCCGGTATGTTTGGCAATAAAGGAAATGAAAGGGGGAACGGAATACACCAACCCCCGTGGAACGCAACATTATTTTCGTTGCTCAAATGGGAGATACGAAAACGGTATAGGACAATAGGCAATAAGCCCCGGAAAACAAAGCCGGGGTTTTGCCGTTTATATACATGAGAGTACAAACGTTTGGCAATGCACCGGAAAAGCCGTAAATTTGCCCCGTGGTTGAAAGATAACCATTAAGACGATAAAAGTATTGAGTTAATAACAAAAGTCTCTTAAAATGGAAATTCCCCGCAAATAACTTGCAAATGAAAAACATTTATTATCTTTGCAAAAAAAGATATGGAAGTTTGGAAAGATATATCTGGTTTTGAGAATTACCAAATATCCAATTATGGTAATGTAAAAAGCCTCAATTATGGAAGAACTGGAAAAAGTAAGTTGCTAAAGCCAACAGTAAGCGGTAAGGGCTATTTGCAAGTAAGGTTATATAAGTCCGGCAAACTAACTGCATTAATGGTACATAGATTAGTTGCAATGGAATTTATTCCAAATCCAAATAATTGGAAACAAATAAATCATAAGGACGAAAACAAGTTTAATAATAATGCCAATAATTTGGAGTGGTGCGATAATCAGTATAATAATACATATAACGGCAAACATAATAAAATTGCTAAAGCTGTAATACAACGTTCAAAAGCAGGAAACGAAATTGCCCGGTATAAATCCATAAGGGAAGCGGAAAGAAAAACGGGAATAAAAAATATAACGATTACCCGATGTTGTAAAGGAGTATATAAAACGGCGGGCGGCTATGTATGGGAGTACGATTTGACAGCAAAGGAGGTTTGACTATGAAAAAGAGAAAGAAGCCATTAGGCTATAATAAACGTTCCGAGGAACAACGAATTTACGACATTCGGTTTTGTTCCGATTTGTTTTTGCGTGGGTATTCGTACCGGGAAATTGCGGACGCATTGAACCGGGATTTGTCCGCGCGTGGAATGGGTTATACAATAACCTTTCAAATGGTTTATTACGATTTGCAACAATGCCTTATTGAGTGGAAACGGGAACGGTTGGATAATATCGACGAATACGTTACACAAGAATTGCGCAAATTGGATAAGATGGAGCAACAAGCATGGGAGGCGTGGGAGGCGTCGAAAACCGGAAAGATGCGCACCAAAGAGAAAACCAACAAAGGGCGACCAATCAAAACCGATGCCGAGGACGGCGACCCGGAATATTACGGGTACAATGAAACCGCAACCGAAACGTCCGCCGGGAACCCCCGGTTTTTGGATTTGCTTTTGAACATTCAGCAACGCAGGGCAAAGATGTTAGGGTTTGATGCACCCGTTAAAATTGAGATACCCGGATATAACGCCACGACCGACGACGATAAACCAAAGTACGATGTTAAGGCAATCCCGGACGATATGTTGTTTGCTTTGGCTGATAAATTGCAGTCCGCCGAATATCAAAAGGCATTGTTGGAGAAAGGAGGGGCGCAATAATGGCAAAGAGAGTAACCGCACCCCGTCCTGGAACCAAGCAACCGGAATGGCAAACCGAGATTTGCGATACGTGCCGTTTTTCCGAGTGGATAACGGACGACCATAGACACCGGGATTTGAACGGGAACCCGATTTGTTTACGTTGCCCGCATTATCAATATTACATTGTCCGGGGTCGTCGGGCGTGTGCTAAATGGGAGAAAGGAGCAAAGCAATGAACAACGAACAATTATTGCAGATGTACGACGCAATCCGGCAACAACCGGATTTGCTTGTTAAAGCCGCCGCCCGTAAACGCCTTATCAACTTTGCCCGGTATATGCAACCGGATTTAGTATTAGAGCCGTTCCACGTCGTTTATTATACGTTGTTGGATATGTTTGCACACGGCAAAATACGAAAGATGATTGTACAACAACCGCCCCAACATGGCAAATCGGAGGGGTCGAGCCGTAAATTACCCGCATTTATGTTGGGGTTAGACCCCGACCGCAAAATATGTATCGGTTCGTATGCGGCGACAATCGCACGGGATTTTAACCGGGACGTTCAACGAATAATCGACACGCCCCGGTATCGTGAATTATTCCCCGGCACGTACTTAAATGGGTCGAACGTCGTAACAATGGCGAATACCTATTTGCGCAATTCCGATGTTATCGAAATGGTCGGGCGTAAGGGGTCGTTGCGTGTTGTGGGGCGTGGCGGTTCGTTGACTTCTAAAACCGTGGACGTGTCGATATTGGACGACGTTTATAAGGATTACGCCGAGGGTAACAGCCCGATAGTGCGGGCGGCGGCGTGGAAATGGTACACGACCGTTGTACGCACCCGTTTACACAACGATTCGCAGGAATTAATAGTATTTACCCGATGGCACGACGACGATTTGATAGGGCGCATTGAAAAGAGCGGCGAAACGATTATTGATGTTAAGTGTTGGGCGGATTTAGAGAACGTAACGCCGGGGGCGTGGGTGCGCATAAATTTTGAGGGATTGAAAACCGGGGAACCGACCGAGATAGACCCACGGGAACCGGGGGCGGCATTATGGGAAAGCCGACATAGTAAGCAAAAGTTGGAAGCGCAAAAAGCATTAGACCCGGTACAATTTCAATGCCTCTATCAAGGCAACCCCGGTTCCGCCGAGGGTCGATTATATCAACCGTTCAAAACATGGGTTGAAAAATCCGATTACGGCACGTACATACGTTCCGGCGCATACATAGATGTTGCCGATGAGGGGGACGACCTTTTGTTTGCCGCCACGTATGACGTTTATAAATCGGACAACATGATTTTCAACGAGAAAACAAAGCGTATGGAACCGTTGTTATTTGCTTTAATTACGGATATGGAAATGACGGACGAAAATACGGACGTTACAACCGTAACCGTTCCGGCAATGATTAACAGGAACGGCACGCAAAAAGTATGGGTTGAGAGTAACAACGGCGGTGCGGGTTACGAAAAGGTTATTAAAAAGAAAATGCGGGCAATGACAGACCCGTTTTATCAAGGCGGCAATAAGGAAAGCCGGATAATTACGGCGTCCGCAATGGTAAATCAAAGTATTATTATGCCGTTCGGTTGGGAAACCCGGTACAAAGCGATTTACGACCATGTTACAACCTTTTTGCGCAATTTCGATGCGAACACGCACGACGACCCGGAGGATGGATTAACCGGGATTTACGAAAAAGAGATTGCCGACGGTAATATACAACCATACGCACACGCAAACCGAGGCGTTAAACGTCGTAACTAACAATTTAATTGAGATATGCAAGTTTATAACGGAAAAAGTTTATAACTTTGCAACGTAGAAGTAATACAGAGGGCAAAGGGACAGCCCAACGAGGTAACAAATGTAATTTTTAACGTTAAAATTTAAAGAGTATGATTACTTGTAAGTGTCCGGCGGCAGCTTCATTGCCCGATATTCCCGCCGTAAAATGCGCCGAAAGTTTCGGGCAAATCCAAAAGGTAGCGTTTCAGCGTCTAACCAAAGACGATGGAAGCAAAAACAGTTTTACGAGCGAAAAGGCAATTACTTTGCTTGCTTCATGGACGCCGTTGTTGGCGGCGGCTGATAGTACAAAGATTGTCGTTTCCCCGTATATCCAAGCCCCGACCAACGAAGCCGGAGCCGCCCGAACATTTGGAGGCGGTAACGAAACATTGGGAGGCGTTGAGGAAATTATAGGGCGTGAACCGAACCCGTTCACGGGCGTAATGCGTAAAATCCCCCAATCAGTAATTAAGGCAATGAAAGAATTGCAATGCGAAAGTTGGGCGGACAATTTGGGCGTTTATCTGTTTGACGAAAACGGAAGTATTGAAGCAATACAGGATGAAACGGTAAAGACAACGTATTATCCTATTCCTATCCGTTCGTTGTTCATTGGCGACAAAACGCATGGCGGATTAGAAGCCCCGGACAGCAACGCAATACAATGGGCGTTTTTGCCTAACTATTCCGACAATCTCACAATCATTGCACCGGAATTTAATCCGTTGACGGATTTAAAAGTTGCCGTTGGAGGTTGACGATATGGCGGCGAAAGTACAAAAGGTTGCGTTAATCAATGATACATTGAACGTAACCGAACAATTCGAGATTACGCACGCCGAACGTCTTTTGCGAATGCCTAATAATGGCGGTTGGAGATTGCCGGAAAATTCAGACTTTAAATTTGACAAAGACAATGGGATTGGATATAAACGAAATAAAAAAGCGGATAACGGAGCCGAAAAAGCGCAAAACGATAAATAAGGCTATTTATCACCAACAGCGCATTAATTTTCACGCCCGCACCCGTATAACGTCGTTTGACATTTGCCAACCGATTACGGATTTTATGGCATTTGTTTCTAACCTATTGCCGCATGACAAATTTAAGATGTTCAAAACATTGTTCCGTTACCCCGTTAAAACAAACGAGGTAACGGGCGTTTGTTTTGATAAGTTGAGCCGGATTTTTGACGGTCGTAACCCGGCGTTCAATTATCAATTCCAAAACCCGGAACAAAGGGACGATTGGGAGTATTACCGCCAAGACGTATTACACGAACCGGAAATTTGGAGTACAAAAGGATGGGAGTTTTTCCAAACCGAAATAAATAGCGTTCTTATTGTCGATATGCCGAGCGAACAAAACCCCGCCGACAAATACCCGCAACCGTATTTTTATTGGTTGCCTATTGCGTCCGTGATTGATTACAGAGCCAACCCGACGACGGGGGTAATGGATTATATCATATTTAGGCAGGACGGGGAACGTATCGCAGTAATTGACGACGAACGTTATAGAGTTTTCAGAGAGGACAAAAACCACAATATCGGCGAATTGCTGATTGATAACCCGCACGACGTCGGTTATTGTCCCGCCCGTTTCTTTTGGAACGAACCGTTGAGTTTATCGGAACCCGACGTTAAGCAATCCCCGCTAACCAAGCAATTGGAGGCGTTGGATTGGTTTTTGTTTTACCATATCAGTAAACGACATTTAGATTTATACGGAGCATATCCGATATATTCCGGTTACGAACAATCATGCGATTTCAGTAACGGCGAAAATGGCGATTATTGCGACGGTGGGTTTTTGAAAGACAAACAAGGGTTTTATAGATTGGACGCCGCCGGGCTTTTGATGCGTTGCCCCAAATGCGGGGATAGTCGTATTAACGGCGTCGGTTCGTTCGTTGAAATACCAATACCGGACGGGGATAAACAACCCGATTTGCGTAACCCGGTGCAAATGCTAACCGTTGACCGTGGGAGTTTGGATTATAACGTTGAGGAAGAAAACCGCCTAAAGAATGACATTATTACGTCGGTTGTTGGAACCAACGAGGAAATAACCACACGGGACGCATTGAACGAGCAACAAATACAGGCGAATTTTGAGAGCCAAAGCACGGTATTAAACCGAGTAAAGAAAGGATTTGAGGCGGCGCAACAATTCGTCGATGAAACCGTTTGCCGTTTGAGGTATGGCGGTTTGTTCGTTTCTGCAAAAGTCAATTACGGAACCGAGTTTTATTTATCCAACGCAACGGAGTTACGGGAACGCTACAAAATGGCAAAGGAAAGCGGCGCAAGCGAGGCGGAATTAGGCGCCCTACAAAACCAAATATTAGAAACGGAGTACAGGAACAACCCAACCCAATTGCAACGTATGTTGACGTTGGCGGAATTGGAACCGTACCGACATTTAACCCGTTCTGAGGTATTGGATTTGTACGGTAAAAACATTATCAGCGAAAACGATATGCGTATAAAGTTGAATTTTGCTAACTTTGTGCGCAGGTTTGAGCGTGAATATTTGAACGTATTGGAGTTTGGGTATAATATGCCGTTCAACTCTAAGATAAATTTTATAACAAATAAATTTAACGATTATGCGAGTGAAAGTAAGCGAGGGCAAAACTAAAGACGTTGCGATTATCGACGTTACGCCCGAAAACTACATTGTCCCGGACAATGAGAAACATTTGTATCATTGCGTTATCGAAATTAAGAAATTCGACAGCGAAACGGGCAAACGGTTATCAATTCCCCGTATTCAGAAGTTCGGCAAAAAGGGTTATGAAAATAGCATTGCCGACAATCTGAAAAAGCAGGGTTACACGATTACCGTATTGCACGACCCCAACGAGTACATGAAAGCGAAAGCCGAGGCGGACGAAAAGGCAAAGGCAGAAAAAGCCAAAGCCGCCGAGGAAAAAGCCAAAGCCGATGCCAAAGCGAAAGCCGAGGCGGACGCCAAAGCCCGTGCCGAGGAAAAGGCAGCGTTGAAAGCCGAGATTTTGGCAGAATTGAAAGCGGCGGGAGTTATCCCGGCGGAACCCGCCAAAGAAACCAAAGCCGATGCAAAGGCAAAGGCAGAAGCCGAGGACAAACCCGGAGCGAAAAAGTAACAGAGTATTAAACCATTAAAAATACGATTATGGCACAGATTGCACAGCAGGACAATTTGGTTATTGAAGTAACAACAACCGCCGCCGCATTGGATGGCGCCACAAAGAAAAAGTTGATTGAATGTATTGAGGGCGGAACAATTACCGACGTCATTTTGGTAACAAAAGAGGTTGAAAAGAAAATCAGCCATGCACGTGTTGTTAGTTGGTTGGTTGACACAACCGAGGATTCGCCAAAATACACAATTGATATTATTAACGCAAACAGCGGAGCAGTAGAAGCAATCGCACTTAATTAATTCAAAGGGAAAGAATTATGTTAACGAGAGAAATTTTAATTGCAAATGCGGCTTTGTCCGGTTTGACGGACGAACAAATTGCGGCAATTACAACATTGTCCGCCAACGACGAAAATAGCGTTATCGCCAAAAAGACGGGCGAAATTTACGGCGGATTGGATGCCGATATTTTGGCGGCGTCCGGTATCGCAAAGAACGGAACCGAAAAAACGTTTGATTACGCCAAACGAGTATTAACCGAGTTCAAAACCAAAGTTGAGGGCGCAAACGGTCTGCAATCACAGATTGACAGCCTAACCAAAGAAAAGGCACGTTTGGAAAAAGCCATTGCCGACGGTGCGACGGATGCGGAAACCGCAAAGGCATTGAAGCAAGCAAAGGCAGATTTGCAAAGCGTTACGACCCAATACAACGACCTCAAAAGCAAATACGATGAAGCCGAACAAACCCATACAAAGGAAGTGTTCGGCATTCGTGTTGAAACGGCATTGCAGACAGCAACCGCCGGGTTGAAGTTTAAGGCAGGGTTGCCGGAAAGCGCAACAAAGGTTTTGTTAGACCAAGCGATTGCAAAGATTAAGGGCATGAACCCCGAATTTATCGACGACGGAAAGGGCGGCAAAATGTTAGCGTTTAAGGACGAAAACGGCGCAATCATGCGCAACCCGAACAATCAGTTGAACCCGTACACCCCCGGCGACCTTTTGACCCGTGAATTGGAAACAATGGGTATTTTGGATAAGGGACGCAAAGCGGCGGGCGGTGGTACAGGCGCACCAAGTGGAGGCGGTGCGGGCGGTAATATTACCGTTGACATATCCGGCGCAAAAACGAGGGTTGAGGCATACGACGCAATTACGGCGACGTTGGAACAGCAAGGGTTAAAAGTCGGAACGGCTGAATTTGACGCCGGAATGCAACAAGCATGGAAAGACAATAATATTTCCGCATTACCGGAAAAGTAAAAGACAACACGGGTAAAGGGTAAACCCGCTTTATAAACAATTTAATTTTTTAAACAATGAGTTTAATTGCAACAAGAGTACAGAATTGGCGGATAGAGAACCCGGAGTTAGACCGTAATATGTTCCGCCCGTGTGAGTACGGCGCATTGGATTTCTTTATTGAGCAAACCAACGCCCCCAACTCAATTATTAGCCCTAATTTGAGAGATAGGGCATTAGTAAGTATCGGTAACACGGTACAGGTTCCCGTTATCAATTATGACGAAAACGTACAGGTTAGCAACGTGCGTTCGTGCGTTATTGCTGATAATGAAAATACGTCCGCATTGGTAACGCTTGTTTGGGCTACCTATGCAATCGGGTTTACAATGGTTCCGGCGGCATACTCAAACAATGAGATTTCGTACAACCATGACTTTATGCGCAAAATGGAGAAAACAACCCGTGCGTTGGCGGACGCTTTGGATAAAGGAGCCGTTGCCGCATTGGAGGCGAACAAAACGCAGGTGTTCAAAACATTGCTCAATTACACGCAGACCGGGAACGTTGTACAAGTGCCAACCCAAATGGCAACCGAGATTTTGGGCGACATTAACCCAATCATGCGGGCGAATTGTTACCCGGAATATATCCATCTTATCGCAAATGCGGGTGTTGATAGCCTAATACGCAAGTTGGCGCAACATGGCGTTTACAACGATGTTAATAAGCGCATGGAATACGACAACAAAGTATTGCATTATACTAACAACGTAACAGACGAAGCGGGTAAAATGGGAACAATGTTTGCCGTTGCCGATGGAAACGTTGGTATCTTAACCCGTGTTGACCGTGAAGCGTACCGCCGTACCCGTGCGAATTTCCACGAATGGGACATTGTACGATTGCCGTACATTGATTTGCCCGTTGGTTCGCATTATTATACCGCCGTGGGCGACCAATCGGCGATTATGGGCGACGCAACCGCCGATTTGACGTGTGCGGTTAAGGAGTATTTCGGATTTAGCGTTGATGTTGCCTACATGGTAGCATATAACAGCAAACCGGGCACCGTGGCAAATCCGATTATCAAAGCCGAGATTGCAGCACGCAACCCGAACGAACCGTTAGGAATGCCCGTATATGTAACCAACGCCGGGGAATTTCCCGCCGGGGGTGCAGGCGCATAAGCCGGGAAACGGAACGATTATTTAACCGAGGGGACGGGGTGGTTATCCCCGCCCCCTTTTTAATTTTACGCAGTATGTACCGGATTAAAGAGATACAAGATAAATTATTAAACGTCGTTGGTTGGGAGCAATCATATAATCCCGCCGAGGCAATCGCCGAACGGTTGACAGAAACCGAAAGCGGGTTATATTTTCAAGGGGCGCACCCGCTTGTAACGTTGGATAATATGGCGGCAATCGTCCCAGACAATTGGGGCTTTCAATACCCGGTTTGGAACGATACAAAGGAATGGAAAGCCGAAACCGTGGTACAATACGCCAACGATGCGGCGGGCAAACCTTTGTATTGGGTTGCTTTGGTTGATAACGTCGCCGAGGTTCCCGCCGAGGGTTCGACCTTTTGGGAGAAATACAACATACTATCCGACTATTTAGAACGTTTGACCCGCAACGGAATTTCCACGGCGGTACAAACGTTTACCCAAATAAAGGGGTTGGATAAGGAAACAAAGAACCTATTGGAACGGCGCACGTTCTTTGACGGTGCGGGACGTATTAGAGCGACCCAACCGAACGCACATAAATTGGTTGGCTTTGAAATAATCCCCGTCCGGGCAATGGGAGTTACCGCCCAAATACACCGGGTTGGCTTACAAATGACAGGCGGAACCGGGATTGTGAAATTATACCTTTTCCATAGTTCGCAGATTGACCCCGTAAAGACGTTTGATTTGAATTTTACGTTGACAAATGGCGGCTTTCAATGGTTCACGTTGGAAGATTGTTTTTTGCCGTATATCAGCGATGCAAACAACGCCGGGGGTGCGTGGTTCCTTTGCTACAATCAAGACGATTTGCCCGCCGGAATGCAAGCAATTAACGTGTCGAAAGATTGGAGCCGGGAACCGTGCGGAACGTGTACCGGGTACGGCAATATTGAGGCATGGCGGCAATTGACAAAGTATTTGCAGATTTCCCCGTTTATGTACAACGCCCCGGAAACATTCGCCGAATACCCGGAGTTGTGGGATATAGCCTATACGATGTACACTAATACGCTGAATTACGGGTTGAATTGTGAAATAACGGTAGGTTGCGACCTAACCGATTTTATCGTTGAACAACGGGCGATATTCCAAACCGTGATACAACGACAGGTTGCCGCAATCGCTTTGCGCACGTTGGCAATGAACCCAAATGTACGGGTTAACCGCAATCAGTCGAACGCCTCTAAAATGGAAATATTGTACGAATTGGACGGCAATGTTGAGGGGCGACCCGGCGGTTTGGGTTATGACCTTAAAAAAGCGTTTGAGGCTTTGCGATTAGATACGCAAGGAATTGACCGCATTTGTTTGAGTTGCAACAACCAGGGCGTTAAGTACCGGACAACATAATTGCACGATGGCGGGGTTACAATCAATAATTGATTTACGCAACCGGGTTAATACATTTAACGACGGGTTGGCGTCCGGGTTGATTATACGGGACATAATCGACGACGGAATGACAACGGCGTTTATCATTGATGCCAACGCCGAGGAACAATTATTTGAACAAGGTATTAACCGATTGGGCGTTGACATTATGGATTATCGACCTTATACCCCGCTAACAATAGCCATTAAGGAGGAAAAGGGACAACCGACAAACCGGGTAACGTTACGGGATGAGGGCGATTTTGAGAGTAGTTTTTACTTGGAAGTCGGCGACAAACAATTTGAAATTAAGGCGTCGGATTTCAAAACAGAAGATTTGATAAAAAAGTATGGGCGGCAAATATTGGGATTGACGAACGAAAACATTGCTAAATTGATTTGGCAATACGTTTACCCGGATTTGCTAACCAAAGCAAAAAAAACAATATACGGAAATGGATAAAGTGCCTATCATAAAGAACCCGGAGTTATTCGACCGGGTTATTGCAAATATTCAAAAGGGATTGGCGGACGGGTTGCCGTGGCTTAACTATTCCTTTGGACGTTCTGAACGGTTGGTTAAGTCCATACAAGGGAAACGATATTACACGCCTAATATTTACGTCGGCGGCAATGAATATATGTTGATTGCCCCGGATAGTAATATAGGGAATTTTTCATTTTTCGTGTTGGACGACCCGCAACAAATTGATTGGTTCCCCGGCGAACAAAACAAATATACAACGCCGTTTTCGGTTATCTTTTGGTTTGATATGCGCACGATAACCAACGACCCCAACAACCGGAATACGGAGGCGGTCAAACAACAAATCATGCGGGTATTGAACGGCGGTATTTGGTTGCGTTCCGGTTCCATGACAATAAACAGAGTGTACACAAAGGCGGAAAACATATTTGCCGGGTTCACTTTGGACGAAATAGACAATCAATTTTTAATGCACCCGTTCGCCGGGTTCCGGTTTGCCGGGGAATTGGGAATTGATGAAACGTGTTTAACTGATTAAAACAAAGTGTATGCAAGCATTTTTATTTTATACGGTCGTGGTTGCTTTGGTTGCTGCATTCGGTTTGACCTTGTTACGCAAATGGCAGGTTATCGAATGGGTACAAATCCACGGCAACGAGTTTTTCGCAAAGATGTTTAATTGCGATTTCTGTTTGTCCTTTTGGGCGGGGGTTGCTTTGGCAATCCTTTTGGCGTTTATAACCGGGAACCCGGCATTGTTGTTGGTTCCCTTTTGTTCAACCATGATAACACGTTATTTGCTATGAAAACGGTTAAGATAGGGGAATACACGGTTGAGATATACGACGCAATCGACGAATTACCAATGTTGCGTTTCCATAAATACAATAAAATGTTGTTGGTTGATGCCGGGATTGGTTCGGATTTACAGGATTTCGACACGCATATTGAAAAGGCAATGAGATACGCCCGGAGCAAAACCCCGGAATTGGCGGCAATCGAATTGGATAATATGCGGCAAAACGTGTATTTCATTCAATCCGGGTTAAGCCCGAAATGTTTAGCGTTTGCCGTGTTGGTTAAATCAATCGACGGAACCCCGTACAACGATTTATCCGACGACGGATTGCAAAAGGTCGTCGATATGTTCGGCGACGTGCCGATTAAAGAGTTGACCGCCCAAATGGAAGCGGTCAAAAAAAAAATAGATGAAGAATTGCAAATGTATTTCCCCCGTATGTTCGACGATGCGACGATTAAAGAGTATTACGACGAATTGCGTAACCGGACAATGTTAATGTTGGATGCGATTATAAACGGCGATACAGAGGACAAACGGGCGGAAATTGATAAAATAACGACGATGTTGTTGTTATATAATCGCCCGGTTGTTTTTAGCGGTTCCGATAACATGGAAATTCAGTACGATAAACAGTTTGAAAATATGTGTTTAACCATATCGCAACATTTGCACGTACCGGAACCAAAGAAATACACCGTATTGGAGTATTACAACGCATTTGAGCGGATAAAGGAGTTGTTGAAACCAACCAAAAATAAAAACGGCGTCAAATAAGGCGATTTGCGGCGTTGTTTTTCTTTGGTTGATTAACTACATGGAAAAGAAAAGATAATTTAATACGGGGCAAATTGCCCGCAAATAACGTTAAGTATGGCAGATAATAACAACCCTATAAAATATAGCGACCTTGTAAGCCCGGACGATTCGATTACAAAGTTGATTAATCAGTTAGACCAACTTTCCGACGCCTATATGAACACTCTAAAAAATATAAAGAGTGAGGCGATAACGGTTAAGGCTGCATTGGAGGGCGTAAGCGGGGCGACCGAAAACGGACGTAAAACAATCCGGGGGGCGTCCGCCGATACCGACAAATTGACACGGGCGGCAAAGGATTTGGCATTTGCGGAAAGCGAGAACGCAAAACGGTTGGCGGAATTGAAGCAAGCGCAAAAAGAGGCGAACGAATTAAACAAGTTGACAACCCGGTTGAACCAATCCGCCGAGGGTTCATATAATCGTTTGTCCGCTCAATACTCAATCAATAAAATATACCTCAATAATATGACGGTTGAGGAA